CGATCTTGCACCACAGCGTAAGGCATTGGTGCAGGCCCACCAGTGGAAACAGCATTACCCGACAGAATTGCCCTGGAAGCAGCAAGCGTTCCCATTGTCAAAGAACCGCCTCCACCACCACCCAATGTTAGCGTAGCATCGTCAAACTGTTCCAGTAAGTCGTAGTCCCTCTTGTATTCCATAGCTTCACCCAAGAGGCGACCAGCAGCAGCTTTAACGTCCTCGTTGTTGTCCCTTACCAGTTTGTCGGTCAGGATTATCTTGCAGCCAACCTCCCTAGGAGTGATGGTTACAAGAGTGTCCTCCATGTCCTCTGAAGTAGCCATGTCCACACCTTCAGTCAGCACGTTTGCAGTAACAACTCCCCAGTATGGAACATTGATGTTCTTTCCGTCATGGAGTTGTTTCTTGATGTTCCAGCATAGTGAAGCCATGATTGCTTTAAACCGTGCTGTAAACCTGGCTTTCTCCAAGACGGTAGGAACAGTATCAGCTAAGACTTGATCAGTCGTAATAGCCATTTAATTCCTCCTATTTATTGCCCATCACGGGCCTTCTTTGCCTCTATGTAGCGTTTCATTATTGCATCGTTACTAGGGTTTTTAATCATTGCATCCCTAATCTGCTCAAATGATGAGCCTCCCCCAATTGTCTCACCAGTAACAGTCTTTAATGTTTTCTTCTCACCCTTTTGGAGTAATTCCTTGGCTAAATCTTCCATCGCTTCCTTTGAACCGTCCGTGTGTTTTAGTAAAACCTTGGCATCAACTTCGAGGCGAGATGCTACCTCACGGGCGTTTTGCTCCTTCGTGTGTTTTGCATCCGCTTCTTGAGCCTCAACAGTCTTTGCCTTCTCGTCTTCCAGTTCTTGCCTCATCTTGTCGAGTTCGGATTCTGCCTTTCTCCTTGCTTGCCTTTCCCGAATAGTGCCTAGCTTATCAGCGTCATCCCTGTTAGCGTCCAGTTCAGCATCCTCTTGCTCTTTGAGCATACGGTTTATCCGTTCTTCGGCTGCTTGGGCTGCCCTGATTGAATCGTCAGCAGATTTTTTGTACCTGCCAATATCCGCTAAAGCATCACTCTTGGCTTTCCGTTGTCCCTCGTCATACTGTTCCTTAGTAAAAGTTTCGGGTTCTTTCTTTGAAGTTCCTTCCTGTTTACCAGAAGTGTTTACGTCCTGATTTTCATTTAAGTCGTCCAATATGTTCCTCCTTTTTATTTGTGGGAACCTGCCTTACAAAAGGCGAGGTCGGGAAACACACGCCCTTATAAAGCAAGTTCCCGACCTCTTTAAGTGTTACCTATTAAATTTTTAAGGTTCGTGCTAAGGCTAGGGATTTGCACCCTAGATAACCACAACCAGTCTGCTATGTGGTCTCGCTGACCTCGTCTAGCGTCTACCTATTCCGCCACCCTAGCATTTTAAAGAACACCTTCCTACTACCCTAGTATAGCACACTACCCTATCGTATCGGTTTTATCCTTTTAAGTTTTGGTAATCCTTCTGGAACCTTCTCACCAGCCAATACCTTTATTATCTGGTCTTCTACATCCGCAGGGAGTTCCATCAGCAGTTCGTCCTTGGATAGTTTATTCAACTCAGCCCATTCCTCTCTTGAAACTAGCGGGTGTAACCCACTCATTATCTCAGTCTTGGAAAGTGTAATTAACTTTATCTTTGTATGCCATCTATCACCAACTGGCTCATAATCTCGGACTTCAACAAGATATTTCTCAAGCCCCTTATTTTTGTGCCTCATTACAAAGCGTGGTGCGCCAGCATAGGTGCCTTCATCTTCATCCAGAAATGCTAGATATGCAGCACCCACCGCTCTATCCGCTTTACCATCTTTCATCGGCACAAGGCGGAAATCTGGAGTTACTGTAAATGCGCCAGCGGCCTTCATCGCCTTACGAAATTCAGGATTATCAAGTAAGAACCAGTCATCCTCCCACCACGGACGACCCTTTTCCCAAGTATCAGGTCTCTTGAGTTTGGGGTCGGTGTACCAACTAACATAACTCTTGATTTGCTCACTGGGGAAGTCTGCTTTAAGAGCATTGCGTTCATATCTCTTTAGACAATACTCTGTAGGAATACCGTCTTTGTATAGATAGGCTTGGGTCTTCTTGGTTTCTTCAGCTCCCTCATACTTGCCAAGGATGTCCTGATATTCGTCATCTTGTACGGCATATTTAACATCAATCTCCCAGACGGGAACTTTATCTAACTCAAGTTCCTCTTTGAACTTTCCATTAACTAGTGCAAAGCGATTGAACTCTTCGTTCTGGTGTCGGTTCCAAAACGCTTGTGGGCTATTCCCACCGTGTTTATCCACAACGTGTCCGTATTCCACATTGGCATCAACAAGTGCTTTGTCCTCTTCTCTATCACTTAAACCCAAGTCATACATCTCCTGCCGTCTGATGTCATCGTTAAGTTCAGTATTCTTGCGCCTCTCCTCTTGCCACATCCAAGTACGCTTATCAACCTCTTTGTCACCAACGGTAACGGTTGCATCGGCAGGAATGAATACATTGGGGGGTGAGTCAGGGTCAGACCACGACTTTTTCTTATCAAATACCGTGCGCCACTTCTTGTTTATCCTCATAGATGGGATGTTCCACTTATCACTTACCCGACCCTTCTCGGAAAGTAGTGGGTCGCCATCTGGTAAGCCACCATCGTTTTCAGTTAGTCCCTTCTCAAATGCCCACCTGTAGGTATCCATATTATCGGCATACCATACAAATACCTCAGAACTACTACCACCGAACTTGTCTGCTTCAGTGCCTTTCTCAACCCACTTCTCGACAGTCTCAGGCGAAGCATCCTTATCCAATGCCTCAATACGTCTAGCATTTGCTACCCACTTAGGATTATCCTCTTTAAGTTTAGTCCTAGTTTCCTTGCGCAAATTTACATTTAGGTTTGGATGTACCTCTAGGAAATCTTTGGCATCCTCTATTTGACCAGCAGAAAGATGCGCCCGATATGTTTTCCAATCATCAAGACTTTCTGCGGGTATGTATCCCCTTGCTTCATCTTTCTCATCCATCTCAGCAATAGTCTTATTAGGCAGGAATGAAGGTGATTCAGGATTAGAGAGGTTTTCATACTGGGTATCTAGTTCGAAGTTTTCCTTCTTCAGTTCAAACATCCGTGAGTTTATCTCATCCCACTTTGCAGGGTCTTCGACAAAAGCCCTGATACTCTGCGGTGGGATATTATATTTGTGCATCAAATCTATCATTATGTCTGCACTGTGAGGATTCTTAAAGGATTGTATCTTACCAAAAAGATAAAGGGTTGCCTCTACGTCTGGGAATTGCTGTCTGAATAAAGTGCGTCCTTCATCTGTCTCAATGGCTTCAAACTGAACCCAAGAATCCTGCGCCCTTAAAGCCTCTACCGCAAAAGTTCCACCATTCTTTTCTACCAGCACCCTGCCGTGAACCTTGACTTGCTTGTTGATGGATGTAAGGAAATCGTTTGTTTGATAGTATTCAGCTTCTTTGCCTATCTCAAAGACCTCTAAATTCCCCAAACGATTCTTTTTCTCGGAAACCTCTCCCTCAATATCTGCACCCCATATCTTCTCATATCCCTTTATTGAATCGGGGTCTAGGTTATGCTTTTGAATAAGACTCAATACCTCTGCTCTAGCTTCATCAGATGAAAGGGTAGTGAACTGGTTAGTCACAAACATCTTGGCTTCGGTTAAGGGATTGTTCTTTCTCCACTCACTCCTAATCTTAGACTCAGACCAAGTTCGCTCTAGGGGGTGTGCCTTGAAGTAGGCATCCTTCTCTTTGGGAGTTTCAAATAATGGGTATTTGTCGGTCTCTTTCTTCCAATCTTCCTTGAGTTTCTTCTGCTTCCAATCTTGACCTTCGAGATACAGGAACAACGTCATCCAATCTCTTTCGCCAAGGGCTACATTCTGTGCTTGCCTTACAATTCCTGGCGTGAGGCTACCCTTTGCCTCTGCCCACCCAGTCTTTACCATCCTCTCGTCATCGGTTACAAATCCAGCAACCATAGTGGCTATCGCTCCAGGCACTTGCAACCCAGGGAAGTCTCCACTGATTATGTCCGCTAAATACCGTATGGATGTTAAACCAGTGTATTCCCAAGCCTTCAGACGAGTCTCTTCCTTGAGAAGGAAACCAAGTGCGATAATACTTAGATACATTCCAACAGCTTTATATGTCTGTGACCAGTTCTTCGCAGGTAATTTTACTCCAGTTTCAGTTTCGTATTGCTGATATACACTTGAAGGTCTCTTGCTAACCCACTTCACCATTAGTTCTATCCAGTTTCCCGTCCAAGTTGTAAGTACCGAAGCCATCCTGCCAGGTGCGCTTTTGGAAATCTCCATACTATTCATCTTGGTGTAGAGATACTGCGTATCTGCCGCAACCTCATCCCCTCTAGCAATCCACACTTCCTCACTAGCGTTAGGTAGTAATGCTTTTGCCTCTGAGTACCCTGCGAGAAAGGCGTCTTTAACATTCTGGGCATCAGCTTGCCTGAACATCCATAGTGCAACCTCTCGAACCTTATCAGACCAATTATCGGCAAATGAATCATCAATGCCAGGGACAAATGCCGCTTTACGAGAACGCCATACCAATGATTTAGCCAAAACCCTTTTACCCTCTGCGGTAAACCTCAACTTTATTCCATTGGCAAAGTGAATCGGCCCAGTCTCACTAATTATCAAAGAGTGCTGTGATATATTCCTGATAGCAGATGTCGGTTTAAATCCTAGCCATAAACCATACAAGGCACTCGTTAGATTATAGGCTGTCATACCAGCAGGATTTCCCTGCGTTAAGGCATCAACAAAAGGCTTACTTCCTGGCAGTTTCCCGATTACTTTTGCAAATTCACCAAGTGAGTTGTTTATAGCCCTATCAATAGATGACATCTCCCCTGTCATCCTTTGGGAATACTGTTTCAGATATGCACTTGTGAAAGGTAATGTTGCAGGGTCATTCGCAACGGCAGCAATCTTTTGCAACATCGGTTCATAATATAACACCCTTAAAGCAGCAGCATCGTAGGCTTCCATTGCCTTGAACGGGTCTTTCAAAAACCCAACAGCACCAAGTCTCTCTTTAAGGAATGGGTCAGTCAGGTGTTTTGGAACCTTATCGCTTAACATATGGGCAAGTTCGGGGGCTATTTGTCCTTCTGCTTTTAACTGGGCAATCATCTCCTGTTCAAACAGATGGGGGATATAATCTTTTATCCTTTTACTCTGCGGGAGGTTTTTTTTGTTAGCCCAATCATCAGCCCACTTCCTGATGAAGATGACTGCTTGCTTCTCCTCAAACTTTAACCCGACAACATTCCCCGTATTTGCCGCATCGAATATAACTTCCCATCGGTTCTTATCTATCGTCTTGGCAACCTTGCGGATTTCCTTCTGCCTTATGGCTCTATCCTCGCCTATCTCAACTTCTGCCTTCTGTACCCCCTTGAAGACCTCATACATACCCATCTTCTCGAATACCTTACGAACAGGTCTAACCCACTCTTTAGCCCCTATGTCTTTGACTGATGGAGAACTATCCAGTACAGTTGTCGGTACTACTTCTTCGGGTGTTATGGGAACTCCTGCTTCC